GAGAACCCCTGTGGGAGTGAGTAGAACTCAGCACTATAGAAGGTCTTGCTGAGAACACGCCCAATTTTAGGGCCCAAAATTGTGCCGATGGTTGAAGGCCAAAAGCGCATGGAGCAAAACTCAGCATCAAAGCGGGAGTGATACTCCTGCATCTCGCTGGTTAGCCCCAACATGGCATACCGCTTCACCATCAGATCACGATTCAACCGAGTCTCCCGCTCCATAATGAACACATCGTCCCCCAGATCGAGTATGGCACAATCAATGGTGCGCATGTCAATAGCTGACCTATATCCCAACAATCTGAGGGTGTGCTGTACTCCACGTACAGTGTCATCAATCGAGGTGGGCTCAGGCCGGTCACGATACGCTACATATGACTGTCCCACGGCGAACAATGTGGCCCCCACTGACAAGTACGAATTGCCACATGACGTGTTCCCGTCCCCACTCTTGCGTTTGCCAAAGACCACGAAGATGGTCCCATTTTTCACTCGCCCGACAGTGTGCATTTGATGATGCAATGCGTGGGTCACCTCTGCAGGTGGGTGATGACGCTGATACTCCATTTGCTCAACGGCAATGGCTGCGCGCTCCAGTGAACCGTCATAACGGTTCATGTCACCCTTGAATGATCGGCGCCCCTCGACTATATTTTCGTCAAAGAAGGCACCAATCTCATTAGCAGTTTTCCCCGCTGCATACATGATGCGACATTTGGTCCGGTGGCCTGCAATGCGCAACACTAAATCCCCACCACACAACTGCCGCCTCAACCAGTGAGAGTAGGCCAAAGTGAATGGCCCGGTCAATGTTTGATATTTGGGTGACCGGCCCTGGATCATTCGCGGGACCCAATCCACCATGGTATACTCATCTCTCTTCAACCACGATTCCCGTTTGAGAAAGCACACTGACAATGACTCTTTCTTGGTCAACTGTCCTGGATCGGCGTGCGCCTGTTCAAATTTTGCCCGTTTATTCTTTGGGAACCGTGTGACCCATGTTTCAAATGGGACTGGTTTGATTGCAGTTGGCGGTAGAAACAGATTCATAGTGTGATGCACTGCCAACCATCTGACTGGGAAGAGTGTGTCATGGACCCATCTAATCTGTGGGTTGACAAACGTCACTCGATTGCGAGCGGAAAGATACTCGTTGTGTGTGCAGCTACGCGGCATCAGTGGGCGGCGGGCACTCAGTCCCACACCATACTGCATTAGTCCGTGAGCCGGTCTGCACACCTCATCAATGGACTCAGAAACGATCGCATCAGGGGCGATCTCCCTCAATGGCACATCCCGTTCAGTTGGCACACATGTGTCCACAACTGTGACAGGCCAGTGTTCGACAACAAAATTTCCGCCCTCTTCACCAATCCACCACCGCATTAATTTGTTCCATGTGCGTCGCAACAAGAACGGAACAAATAAAGCAGCAGTGGCGGCTGGAGCAGAAATATGATGGTTGATCATGCTCATCACTGACCCCACCAACGGTGACTGAATTACTGCCCCAGGGGCATGAACCACCCCAGGCAGTACGGCCATTCCCCGAAGTGGTAAGACCACCACGGGTGGCATGAGGCGGCCGCGAACACGAAAACCAATGAAGGCCGCCGTAGCAAGGCTCAACCCCATGACCGCCCACCGAATATACTTGTGCCAATCCAGAACCGTAGTTTCCCCGCGCACAGCTGCAGCATGTGCCTGCAACCGCACGCGCCGTGACCACAACTTTGTCAACAACCCAAGCTCAACTGTTACGTTGTCCATGGCCAGAACAACCGCATAAGGCAAGGCTTCAGCTTTTCGCGCATCGGTCCAGTTGACCTTTTGCATGGCTCGCCTACCAGCTGTTATGGCAGCTTGGTATGTTGTGGCATCACGCTCTTTTCCCAGTATGGTCATTGATATGTAGGATACCACTTCGATTGGCACTGTAATTCCAGTGGTCGAGTCAGCCCACCACAACAACACATCCCACAACTTGATCAGCCGAGCGCATTTCATGTACTCAAACTGCGCTGCGGATGACACCGTTTCGATGGTTTTGGAAAAATTTCGAATGTCGATACTGCCTTCCGCGTGGCGGTTAGCCAAAGCTTCCGCCAAGGTCATGGTGGTGGGTCGCACCACCACGGCAATATCGACAGGGGCTTGGGTAAATAAATATATGCGGGACATGCCCACCGTTTTCT